AAACTATACAAGACTTTGAAAAAAGTATAGAGGACAATGTACAACTAAGTAACAAACAAACAATAGATAATATGAGTAAAGAAACTTTAGACAAAGTAAAGAGCTTAATTTTTGGCGAAGAAACAACAGAGGTAGCTGTAGAGGCAACTCCAGAAGTAACCGAAGTTAAGTTAATGGCTGCAGAGTTAGCAGATGGAACAATGGTTAACATCGACCCAGCTTTAGAAGTTGGTGCAGTAGTAACCGTAGAGGTAGAAGGAGAAGTAGCTCCAATGCCAAACGGAGATTATCCACTAGCAGACGGAACAGTAGTAACTGTAATGGAGGGAGCAATTACCGACATTAAAGAAGTAGAAGCAGAAGAAGAAGAAGCAATGGAAACAGAAGCAACTCCTGAGCCTAAAGCTGAAACAGTAACAGAAGCTAAGATTAGAAAGATTATTGAATCTACAGAAACTGTATTTAATGAGCAATTTGCAAAACTTACAGAGGAGTTAGAAACTGTTAAAGCAGAATTTGCTAAATACAAAGAAGAAGCAGATACAAAAGAGAAAGCTATGTTTTCAGCAGTAGAGGAGTTAGCTAACGAATCTAGCGTAGCACCAATTAAGAAAAAAAGAAGTGGAGTAATTTCTCCAAAGAAAAAATCAATTTTTACAGTAAATAAATAAACATTAAAATTTAAAATTATGGCATTTAGCTTAGGAACATTATCAGCATACATCGAGGACCAAGACTTCCCATTGATTGCACAGATGCAAGCGACAGGAGGTTTAGCAGAGGTTGCTGACATTCAAACAGGAATTAAAGGAAGTTCAAATCTACAGTTTTTATCTACAGACGTTGTCTTTGGAGCAGATGGCTGTTCACGAACAGGAGCTGACACAACAGCATTAACTCAACGTACTATCACAGTAGGAGCAATCGCAGTATCTGAGGACTTATGTATTAAAGACCTTAATGGTTACTGGGCGCAAGTTCTAGTAAAGAAAGGAGCAGCAGGAGAAGAAGAAATGCCTTCTGAGATTGAAGCAGTGTACATGGAAAAGAAGATGAATGCAATGCAGAATCAACTTACTATCTCTGACTTTCAAGGAGACACATTAAGCGCAACAAACAACTTGTCTTATTACGACGGTCTTTTGAAAATCGTAGATGCAGGTGCGCCAGTAGATGGTAACACAGGAGCGGTAACAGTAGCAACTGGAATATCTTCTAGCAATGTACTAGACATCTTAGACGGTATGTGGGAATCAATTCCAGATAATATCTCTGAAGCAGACGATTTATCATTATTTGTACCTACATCAGTTTACAAGAAATACGTAGTAGCACTTAAAAACGCTAACTTATTTCACTATTCTGGAGATGGCGAGCAAGTAAACCTTTACGGAACTAACGTAGCTTTAAGAAGCACAGTAGGACTACCAGGAGCAGCAGGAGACGAGAGAATGATTTTAACTCGTAACTCTAACGTAGTTATTGGAATGGATGGCGATGCAGATGAGGATGCAATGGGAGTTAGACTTGACCCAGTTACTGAGAAAAACATCTTCTTCGATGTTACTTTCAAAAGAGGAGTACAAGTTAGATTCATTGACGAAGTAGTAGAATTTACATTAGTACCTTAATAGTACTTTAACAATAACTTAAAGAGGGGTGGGTAATTGCCTAACCCCTTTTTTTATAAACACTAAAAATAAATAAGATATGGCTTGTAATTTAACACAGGGAAGAACAATAGACTGCCGAAACAATACAGGCGGAATCGAGGAAGTTTTAATTGCTAACTTCGAAAACATAACAATAGACACAGTAGCAGCAGGAGTAATTACTGCAATGACTCAAACAGCAGCAACTGACTTTTACAGATACTCTTTAGAAAAGGAAAACGGAAGTTTAGTAGAAACTCATACAGGTTCTTTAGAGAATGGTACAAACTTCTACGATTCAGTATTAGACTTTAGCACTAAGAATTTAACAGCAGCAGAAAGCGAGGAGTTAATGATTTTAGAGCAGGCTAGACTATTCGTAATAGTTAAGACTAACAACGGAAAATACTGGACAGTAGGAGCGTACTTTGCAGCAGACAAATTAACAGGTACTTCTGTAACGGGCATGGCATTTGGAGACATGAGCGGATATACATATTCAATAACTGCTAAAGAGGCTGTTCGGATGCTAGAAGTAGATTCTACAGTAATCGCAGGGTTAACTATTTCATAGTTTTAAACAACTAATTAAGGAGAGGGTAGCATTAATTTGTTACCCTTTTTTTATGCTCAAAAATAAAATACTTACAAAATAATTAGGTTTTGTCAATAATAGCTTAGAGCCATTTTAAAGCGATTTAAGACACTTTAGCCTTTCGCTAGTATGCTAGTATTAAAAAAAATAGTTCGTTAAAAGCCTATTTCTATTGGGCTGTAGAGCTAAAAATAATTAGTTAAAAATTAGGTTTATTAAATTATTATTATTATAGCCTTTATTTTATACAACTATTAATTTTTTTTACAATAGATAATATGGAACTAAAAAAAGAGTTTTTAAATGGAGGCACAATCTATCACAAAGTGATTGGACACGTTGCCATAGTGAACGATGTAAATGAGTTTGCGAAGTACAAAAAATTGGGATTAGATGTTTTTAAAGTGGAGAAAAAAAAGAAGGAAAAGAAAGACAAAAGCGATTCTGAGTAATGCCAATTTTGATAAACGAAAATACTACAAGCAATCTAACGCTAACACTAAAGGAAAAGACTACTCTTTCTACTCCCGTTTATTTATTTCAGTTTAGAAATGTAACCGAGAAAGTAAGCTACTATTGTATAATGTCAGACACTAGCTTATTCAAAGATAGATACAATGAGTTTGTATTTACAGAAGGAACAGACCTACCACTAGTAGGGGAATTAATTTTAGGAGCAGGAGGACAATACGAGTATTTTGTTTACGAGCAATTAAGTACAACTAACCTAGACCCTGCCTTAGCAACTGGCTTAGTAGAAAGTGGCTTAATGGATTTAGAACGTGCAAGTACTACCTATAATCAGCACGACATAGACATAACCTATAAAACGCATCAAGTAACATGATGAACAAAGAAAATATTTTAATCTTTAATTTTGAAGCTAACAAGCCTCCAGTATTTAAAGAGGAGCGAGGTAAAGACTATATTGTTTATGGTACAGAAGCACCTTACAAGAATTTATATCCTGACTACTTAGTAGAGCTTTATAATACCTCAGGAAAGCATAACTCTATAATTAACGGTAAGACTAACTACATAAGCGGTAGAGGTTGGAAAGTAGACCAAACTGTAAGAACACTAGAGAACAAAGTAAAGCTAGAAAACTTTATTAACCATCCTGGTAATGACTCACTTTTTGAACTAACAAAAAAGATTGTAAAAGATAACGAGCTGTTTGGCGGTTATGCTTTAGAAGTAATTGTAACCAAAGATGGCAAAGGTTTAATTATTAACCACATTGACTTTGGAGACATTCGCGTAGGAGTTGAGGAGGATACTTATTTTTATACCTCAGACTGGGCAAGTAAAAAGCCAACTAATAACGAGGACTTTGAAACATTAACATCATTCCCGTTTGATGGTTCAGCAATTAAAGGGGAAAGATATATTTGCTACTATAAGAGCTATAGACCAAATCTTAAAGAGTACCCTTTACCAAATTATGTGGCAGGAGTACCTTACATCGCAGCAGATTACGAAGTAGCTAACTATGTGTTAAACAATACAAAGCATGGTTATTCAGGTGGGACTATATGGAACTTTCACAATGGACAACCTACTCAAGAAGCTCAAAGTTACATTAAAAAGCAAATTAAGAATAAGCATCATGGTAGCAATAACGCAGGCGAGCCAGTTATTATATTCGACGATGGAAAGGACAAAGGCGTTGAGATAATATCTACTAATCCAAACGGTCAAGACGATAAGTTTATCAACTTAAACCAACAGATACAAGACGAGATATTCACAGCTCATGGAGTAGATGCTTCTGTATTTATTAAAACCATAGACACAGGCTTTAGTAATAACGCAGACGAGTTAAGAGTAGCTATCGAGGCAATGAATAGCAGTTACATTGAGCCTAACCAAATAATGTACGAAAAGTTATTTAATGACTTTGTAGTATTACTTGGAATGCCTAGCGGTCTTAAAATTGAAAAGATAGCTCCAATATCTACACCACTTAGTGAAACTGCTTTAACTGCTGTAATGACTACAGCAGAAATACGAGAGATGGCAGGACTACCTCCATTAAAAGCAGAGGAACAGTCAGGAGGAGCAGCAGATGCACTAGCTACATTATCTCCATTGGTAGCTACTAAAGTACTAGACAATATGACTGCTGAGGAGATAAGGGGCTTAGTAGGTTTGAAGGGAACGCCTACAATAACTAGAACAGAGTCAAAGTTTAGCAATGACGAATTAGAATTAGCATTTAGTAAGATAGGTTTTACAGATGACCAAATAGAAGTTATAGAGGTATTCGACATTGACTATAACCCTTTTGACTTTGCGGATATGTCTCCAATAGATGGACAAGTAGTAGATATTATTAAAGCAAACCCTAAAGTAACAGTAGAGGAGATAAGCGACCAAGTAGGAGAAACACCTAGCGAAGTTCAAAAGAGAATAGATAGACTAGTTAAGAATGGCTTACTAGATTTGAACGGTACGAAAATAGAAATAACTGAGGAAGGGGAGCAAGAGGTATCGGAATTAATCACAGTTTATAAATATGCTAAAAGAGCAGACATAAGCGGTAGCGAAATAATAGCAGGTACTAGAGATTACTGTAGAGATATGTTAGCTAGGGATAAGAGCTACACTAGACAGGAGCTACTAGGAATGGTTAATGATTTTGGTCAAAGTACATTTACACATCGTGGGGGATGGTGGAATAGGAACGGTAACAGAGTACCTTACTGCCGACACGTATGGAGTGCTAGAACTGTAAAAGTTAAGAAAGATGCTTAGTAGTTACCAAAGGTTAAAATTTAAAAAGGACTTAGCTGTTAAAGTAGCTGAGGAATTAAAAGAAGATATTGAATTTATTATCATGCGACCACACACAGCAAGAGCAAAGAACATAAGGAGAGAAGTAAAAGAGAAAAACAATGGCTAGAACACTACTCATAGATATGGATTATATAAAGGACAATAGCCTTTTAGATTCTAACGTAGACGAGCGACTAATGGTAGATGCGCTCTGGACAGCTCAAAGGGAGTACATAAAGCCGATTCTAGGAACTAACTTATTCGATGATATAATAACTAAGGCAGCAGCAGGAACACTAGCAGGAAACGACTTAATATTAGTTAATACTTATATAGCACCTTGTTTACTAAAATATTTAGTATTTGAGATGACACCAATTTTAGCTTACAAGTACAGGAATAAGGGAGTAGTACAGCAGAACTCAGAGAACAGCCAAGTAACTTCATTCGATGACCTTAACCATTTACTGAATAGGTGGCGAGATAAAGCTGAGATGTTTGCAGAGGATATAATTAATTACTTAGTAGCTAACCATACGCTATTCCCATTATACACTAGTAACTCAGACAGCGATGACATCTTTCCTAGTAACTCAGCTTTCACAGGTGGTCTTTACTTAGGTAATGGAAAAAATAGAGGTGGCGGTTTTGACTACCTTAGAGACTGCTGCGATTAAAATATGGCAAAGAATAAAGTAAAAAAGTTTAGTATAGTTGATAAGAAGCTAAGAAAGTTTAGAAATGAAAATAACGTACAACCAAATAATAAAACAATTCGAGGA